CTGGGACCGGGTCGCGACCGCCGTGCCCTCGACCGACGCCAAGAACACCTACGGCTGGCTGGGCCAGTTCCCGCAGATGCGCGAGTGGATCGGCGACCGCGTGGTCAAGGACATGAAGGCGCACGCCTACGAGATCGAGAACAAGGCATACGAGGCCACGGTCGGCATCGACCGCGACGCGATCGAGGACGACCGCTTCGGCACCTATGGCCCGGTGTTTCAGGAGATGGGCTACGCCGCCGCCACCCAGATCGACCTGGCGCTGTGGCCGATGATCAAGGCGGGCGACAGCGCGCTGGCCTATGACGGCCAGTTCTTCTTCGACACCGACCACCCGGTCGCCGCCAACCACGACGGCACCGGCGCGGTCACCTCGGTCTCGAACCTGACCGCCGGGGTCGGCCCGGCCTGGTTCGTGCTGGCCACCGACCGGCCGCTGAAGCCGTTCATCGTGCAGCAGCGCCGCGCCGCCGACCTGATCACCAAGTTCAACCCGCGCGACAGCGACCAGGTGTTCATGTCGAAGCAGTTCCTGTGGGGCGTGGACATGCGCTTCGCCACCGGTTTCGGCCTGTGGCAGTTCGCCCATATGAGCAAGGCGGCGCTGACCTCTGACAGCCTGTTCACGGTGATCGAGGCGATGATGAGCGTCAAGGCCGACGGCGGCCGCCCGCTGGGCGTGACGCCGAACCTGCTGGTGGTGCCGCCCGCTCTGGAGGCGGAGGCGACCAAGACGGTCAAGGTGATGATGACCGACGGCGGCGCCTCGAACCCGACCTATCAGCGCCTCGAAGTCCTCACCACGCCGTGGCTGGCGTGAGCGGGGGCGCTGGCGTGACGGGCGCGCTGCGCATCAAGAGCCTGCGCGACGGCTTTCGCCGCGCGGGCGTCGCCCACCCCGCCGACTGGGTGGCGCACCCGGCGGGCGCCTTCGACGCCGCCCAGATCGCGGCGCTGCGCGCCGAGGCGATGCTGATCGTCGAGGACGCCGCGCCGCCCGAGAAGGCGCCCGAGAAGGCGCCCGAGAAGGCTGTGGCGAAGGGGCGGTAAAAGCCGCCGCGCCAACTAGCGCGGCCCTGCGGGGGTGCGCCGCTTTTCCTGACCCCGCGAGGATGAAACGATGCAGTTTGTCGATCCCGAAGTCCTGATGGGCGACGTCGAGCGCCGCCTCGGCGCGCCGCTGGAGGCGCTGGCGCCGCTGTGCGTCCGCGCGGCGCGGATGGCCGACGCGATGATCCGCGACCTGCTGGCCGGAGAGGTGTCGGCCGGGCAGGAGGCGGCGCGCATCACGCGCATGATCGACGCGCTCTATGCGGGGATGAGCGGTCCGGCGATCGCGGTTCGCTCGGCCTTCGCGGCGGCGCTGGTGGTGCGGCTGCGCGCCGAGGCGGCGATGGCCGGGGTGCCGCTGCCGCCCGCGCGCAGGAAGATATGATGCCCTACGCCACCCAGGCCGACATCGAGGCGCTGTATGGCGCCGACGCGCTGACCGGCGTCGCCGACCGCGACGGCGACGGCGTGGCGGACGCGGGCGCGGTGGCGTCGGCGCTGGTCCGCGCCTCCGACGAGATCGACCTGCACGTCGGCGCCGCCTACGCCCTGCCGCTGGCGGCGACGCCGCCGCAGCTGGTGCAGCTGGCCTGCGACATCGCGCTCTACCGGCTGGCGCTGGACGGCGGCGTGCGCACCGACGAGCACCGCACCCGCTATGACGACGCGGTGGCGGTGCTGAAGCGCATCGCCGACGGCAAGGCGCGCCTGAGCTTTCCGCCCGACCCCGGCGCGCCGCCGCCCGACCCGGACGATCCGTTTTCCGGCCAGGGACCGCGCCCGGTGGTGATCGCCGGGCCGCCGCGGCTGTTCTCGCGCGCGACGCTGAGGGATCTGTGATGGAGGGCTTTGCGCCATGACCGCCGTCGCGCTGGAGATCGACACCGCGCCGCTGCGCGCCGCCATCGCGCGGTTCGAAGGCCTGCGCGCGCATGACCCGGCGCTGCTGGATGTTCTGGGCGCCGTCGCCGAGGGCGGCGCCCGGCGGCGCATCCAGGACGAGAAGCGCGGCCCGGACGGCGCCGCCTGGGCGCCATGGTCGGCGCGCCACGCCGCCACCCGCCGCACCGGGCAGAGCCTGCTGCGGCAGCAGGGCGACCTGGGCGACGCGCTGTATTTCGAGCGGCGCGGCGGCGGCGTCGCGGTCGGCTCGGCGCTGGTCTACGCCGCGATCCACCAGTTATCCGGCGCGGGGACGAAGCGGCCCAATATTCCGGCGCGGCCCTATCTGGGCGTCTCGGATCAGGACGAGCGGGATCTGGCCGACGCGGTCGAGACGTTCTGGGCGCGCGCGCTGGGGGGCGTGGCATGAGCGACCCGGCGCTGCTGGCCGGCCTGCCCGACCGCGTCGCCGACGCGATCCGCGCCGCGCTGCCGGGCCTGCGCGAAGTCGCCGCCCACGCCGGGCGCTTCGATCTGGACGAGCTGAAGGCGTTCACCGCCCGCGCCCCCGCCGTGCGCGTGGCGCTGCTGCGGGTGGACAAGGGCGTCGAGGTCTCCGGCCCGGCGATGCGGCGCGAGGCGCAGCTGGCGGCGTTCATCGTCACCCGCGACGCGCCCGCCCTGCCGCGCGACCGGGCGGCGGCGGCCATCGCGCAGGCGCTGCTGGCGCTGGCCGAGGGCGCGCGCTGGGGGTCGCCCGATCTGGGCCAGGCGCGGAGCGTCGCGGCGGAGAACCTCTACAGCGCCGGGGCGCGCGGCCAGGGCGTGAGCCTGTGGGCGGTGAGCTGGGCGCAGCCGCTGATGCTGGAGGCGGCGCCCGCGCCCGGCGTGCCGGTGGACCTCTACTACAGCTGGGCGCCCGAGATCGGCGCCGCCTTCGAGGCGGCCTACGACCTGGTGGGGGATGCGCCATGAGCCGGTTCCTGCTGGCGGAGCTGGACCGCAAGGCCGAGCAGGCGGTGCGCATCGGCCGCGTCGCCGCGCTGGACGCGGGCGCGGCGCGGGTGCGGGTGGCGATCGGCGATCTGACCACCGCCTGGCTGCCGTGGCTGGCGGCGCGCGCCGGGGCCGACCGCGCCTGGAGCGCGCCGGAGCCGGGCGAGCAGGTGGTGGTGCTGACCCCCGCCGGGCGCGGCGAGCAGGCGGTGGTGCTGGCGGGCCTGTATGCCGACGCCCACCCCGCGCCCGCCGACGCCGCCACGGTGCACCGCATGGTCTACGCCGACGGCGCGGTGATCGAGTATGACCGCGCCGCCCATGCGCTGGGCGCGCTGCTGCCCGGCGGCGGGACGGCGCGCATCGAGGCGCCCGGCGGCGTGACCATCGTCGGCGATGTCACCGTGACCGGGCGGATCGACGCCGCAGGCGACGTGACTGCAGGCGGCGGCGTGAGCCTGCTGGAGCACCGCCACACCAACGTCCAGACCGGCGGCGGCCTCAGCGGCCCGCCGCAGCAGTAGGGAGAGCGCAATGGCCGATTATATCGTCGAGAAGGACGGCTGGATCGCCGGGCGGCTGCGCCGGGCGGGCGAGCGCCTGAGCCTGAGCGAGCGGGCGGCGAAATACGAGCATGTCCGCCCGGCAGGGGAGGCCGCGCCCGTGATCGCGCCTGTGATCGCGCCTGCCGACGCGCCTGCGCCGAAGCGCGGCGGAAAGGGCGCCGCGTGATCGGCATGGGCCGCAGCGACGGGCGGGCGCTGGGCGGCGACGCGCATCTGCAGCAGTCGCTGGCCGACCTGCTGACCACGCCGAAGGGCAGCCGCGTGATGCGGCGCGGCTATGGCGTCGATCTGGGCGCGCTGATCGACGCGCCGTTGGGCCAGCGCACGGCGGTGGATTTCTTCATGGCCTGCGCCGAGGCGATCGGGGAGTGGGAGCCGCGCTACCGGCTGCGCCGGGTGCAGGTGTCGGACGCCGGACCGGACGGCGCGGTGACGGTCAGCCTGAGCGGCGTGGTGGACGGCCGCCAAACCGACTCGGGCGTGGTGATCGGCGCCGGGGTGCTGTCATGACCGTCGCCAACCCGTTCGACGCGGTCGATCTGGGCGCGCTGCCGCCGCCTGACGTGATCGAGACGCTGGCCTACGAGGCGATCCTCGACGCGCTGAAGGCGGATTTTTCCGCGCGCTGGCCCGCCTTCGACGCCTGGGTCGAGAGCGACCCGGCGCTCAAGCTTTTGGAGGTGGCGGCGTATCGCGAGCTGCTGTGGCGTCAGCGCGTCAACGACGGCGCCCGCGCGGTGATGCTGGCGAGCGCAGGCGGCGCCGACCTCGACCATCTGGCGGCGCTGATGTCGGTGGCGCGGCGGGTGCTGGACCCCGGCGACGCGCAGGCCGCCCCGCCGCGCGCGCCGGTGCTGGAGGACGACGCGACGCTGCGCCGCCGGGTGCAGCTGGCGCTGGAGGCCGCCACCGCCGCAGGCACCGCCGGGCGCTACATGTTCTACGCGCTGGGCGCCGATCCGCGCGTCGCCGACGCCGCGATCACCTCGCCGCAGCCCGGCGACGTGCTGGCGACCATCCTGTCCACCGACGGCGACGGGACCGCCGACGCCGCGCTGCTGACGGCGGTGGAGGCGGTGCTGAAGAACCCCGCGATCCGCCAGCTCAACGACAGCGTGTTCGTCGCGGGCGCGCAGATCCTGACCGTGGCGGTGACCGCGACGCTGACGCTGGCGCCGGGGCCGGGCGCCGAGGTGGCCGAGGCGGCCGCCCGCGCCGGGCTGGACGCGCTGCTGGCGCGGGCGCGCAGGCTGGGCCGGTCGCTGCCGCGCAGCGCGATCTTCGCGGCGCTGACCGTGCCGGGCGTCGAGCGCGTGGCGCTGGCCGCGCCGGCGGCCGACGTCGAGGCGACCGCGACGCAGGCGGTCTCGCCCGGCGTCGTCACCATCACCGTCGAGACGGCGCCATGACCGCCGCGCTGCTGCCGCCGAACGCGACCGCGCTGGAGCGCGCCGCCGCCGACGCCATCGGCGCGCGCTTCGATGCGCCGGTGCCGATCCGCGACCTGTGGTCGCCGGAGCGCTGTCCGGCGGCGCTGCTGCCCTGGCTGGCCTGGGCGCTGTCGGTCGATGTCTGGGACGCCGCCTGGCCGGAGACCACCCGGCGCCGCGTGATCGCCGAAAGCCTGGAGATCCACCGCATCAAGGGGTCGCGCGCCTCGGTGGAGCGCGCGGTGGCGGCGATGGGCCTGGGCGCGGTTGAGATCGTCGAGGGAAACGCCACCAACCGCTACGACGGCACGACGCTCTATGACGGGGCGCAGACCTACGGCGCGCCGACGCACTGGGCGGAATACCGCGTGTTCGCGGCGCAGCCGGTCTCAAACGCGCAGGCGGGCCAGATCCGCGCCAGCCTGGCCGCGACCGCGCCCGCGCGCTCGCATCTGGCGGCGCTGGATTTCACCGCGGCGCCGCAGATCTACGACGGCGCCGCGACCTATGACGGCAGTTTCAACTACGGGGTGGCGTAATGGCCAATCTTCTGGAGACCAGCACATTCGCGGCCGGGATCACCCGGATCGAGACCAACGAGCCGGTGATGGGCGGCGAGAGCGGCGTCGCCAACCGGGCGCCGAAGCTTCTCGCCAGCCGCACGCGCTGGCTGAAGGATCAGCTCGACGCGCTGGCGGCGACGCTGGGCAGCCTCTACGCGCTGCGCACCGGCGACTACACCAC